TTACTTCGTGGGGTTAACGATCTCACCGACACGCCGATAGACCTTCTTTGTCATCTCCTCAGTGGAGTGGCCGAGCAGCCGACTTGCATGCGCAAGTTCTATCTCGCTGGCGGCTTTGGGCCGGATGTCTTTGAACTGAAACTGGCGAATTAGTACAGCCAGGGCGGGATCGCCGTCGGCACCGGCCTTGATGGCTGCTTTCTCCCGGGCTTCATCCCAGCGGTTGCGTAGCATCTGCTGGCTCATCCGAAGGCCGGACGCGTTCGTAATAAGCGTTGAGGTCTTAATCCCGTTTAGCGATCTGCGCTCGAGCAGGTTGTCTAGGAATAGACTAAGCGCTGATTGTTCGCCGGCATCGTCCAGGCGAATACGCAGAAGTTTGCCGCCCTTGCCCTGGCGACCCCCTACAAAGCCGTTGGCCAGATCGGTAGTTGCCACCTTCAGCACATCGGCAGGGCGCTGGCCGGTCAGGTAGGCAAGGTCCATGGCATCTTTTAGTTCCTGCACGGCTTCTGCATACACTGCATTCCACACGGTTTCGCCGGCTTAGTAGTCCCGCGGTTTTTCCTTGTTCCGGCGCACGCCGAAGCAAGGGTTGGCATTGTTAGTCAGTCCCCACTCGCGTGCGATTGTGAACATGTGTGACAGTAGTGCGATCTCTCGATTGGCCCTAATCTTAGCGGTTCTGGCATCTCTATACTGCGCAACCACTTGGGGGGTGATTGAGTCGAGAGGCGCGTTTTCAAATGCCTTCCGCAGCTGTTTCAGTTCCTTGCGGTTGTCGGACTGTGTCCGTATGGATTTGGTCGGGATTATCTTTTTTTCGTACCTATCGAACAGCGCACCCAATAAATGATTGGGCTTAGGTGGTTCGCGGCGTTCCAGCCGAGCCCACTCGACCTTCGCCGTGTCTAGATCATTGCCCAGCGGTATTTCTTTTCGATTTCCGTCGGCGTCCCTGCCGTTGTAGTAGTACGAGGACCAGATGGCGCCGCTTTTGCGCTTGCGGGTGCGCCGTATCATTCGAGGCGGAAGGTCGCGATTGGCTATGCTTTTCTGGCGCATCAGTTAGCTCACGTTCGCTAGGTCGAGCGACCAGGTTTCAGTCACGGCATTGACCGCAGAAGGTCTGACACCAGCGAGTTTTAGTCGGGCATAAACCTTGCCTACGACTGGGCGGCGAGCGCCTGTTAGAACAAACTCCCATTGGTTTTTGGCTAACCATTGGATTTGCTTTGATGGGATCAGGTAGCCGGTGATCGTGGCCAATTCTTCTTCTGTAAGTGTTTCGGCTCTGAGTTCCATCATGCGATCTCCCTGAACTTCACCGGCTCCCAGGTTGATTCACAGAGCCCATAAGCACTGGCGCAGGCCGTCTTATCTGCGCCTGTTGTCAGTAGGTCGTACTGAATTCCGCCTCGGGCGGTTCTGGACCATTCGACTGCCTGCCGGATGCTCGCGATCTCCATCACCTCTAGGGCGGTCATATCGGTTATTGAGCCTTTCGGGTGCTTGGCATTGGAGCCAGCGAAGAATGTGGCGGCTCCGCGCTTGCTGGCCTGCTGAACGATTCGTTCCCAGCGATCGATGCGGTCAATAACCTCAGGGAATCGAAACGCGATTTCGCGCAGTTCATCCTTACGACAGTTGATGCAGGGCATGCAGCCCACGCGGCCCATGCCTTGGGAGTACAGCGGGTTCGGCTTGATGCCCATATATCGGTGTGCTTCGAAAACGGCTGGAATATCCCACTTCAAGATCGGTCGGTAGTTGAACAGGCCGCCACCAACTTCATCGCACTCGGTCAGGTAGCGCCTGTTTAAAGACTCATCGGCACGCACACCCTGCCAGCTTATTATCATCTCGCCTTGACCCATGAGGGGCATCACGACTTGCTCCAGCATTGGGTCGCGCTTCAGTTCCATGGTGCAGAACTGGGCGTTGCGGCTGGGGAACCTGCCTTTCCAAGTACATAGATCAAGAAACGGGTTACCGGTTGGCCGCAGGACGTCGAGCGCTGCCAGTACCACCGGTTCGGCAACCCCTTGAGCTCGCCACTTGGTTTCAATGAATCGCCGTTTACCTGCTATGCGCTGGGTGAAGTCAGCCCGCACGCGCGTAATTTTCGTATGCGTGACTTGCTCCAGGTAGTCGAGGTGCTCGTAAGTCTGTTCGTGCTCGTTCCCAGTGTCGGCAAAGACTGCCGGCAGGTTGGGAACTTCTAAGGCAAGGGCGACTAAGAGTGTGGCTGTGCTGTCCTTACCTCCACTGACGCTGACGATATTGTGGAGAGTCATGCGTGCCCCCGGTATGATTCGTGACCGTGCACGGCTAAATGGCCAAAGGCTAGTAAAATAAGGACGATGCAATGCTGCCTGAAACAATAACGTTTAATCCAAAAGAAAAAATGAAGGAATTTTTCCTGTCCCCTTTTGGAGTCGCAGTTTTTTTTGTAACTATTTGGCTGTGTTTCGCCTACTTGACTAAAGACAACGCCCCTGCTTGGGTGCAAGCAGTCGGTTCTGTTGGGGCTATTTGGGCTACCGCTACTGTTGCGGGTAGGCAGCAGCGAGATCAGGAGAAACGTAGGCTTGAAAAAGATCGTGTTGTCATCGCCGCTGTTGCTGAAATCGCGCGTGCATCGAGTATGGGGGTAAATCAGCTTTTTGATTTGGCTTCTAACGATCAAGTCAAAGACAAAATGCATGATTTTGTGAGTTGGATTGAGTTCGTTGAAAGGCAACACCAAACGATTAAAGGTATTGAGCTTATCAGCCTGCCTCAAGAAGAGATGATCCAACCATTTCTTCAGTTGACAAACAACATTCAGAGCGCAGCAGAGAGCGCCCGTAAGTACATCGCTGGTGCGAAGGGTGACGAGCTTCGTGCGATAGGTACCCGCATGCAGTTGAATAAAAGCATTCTTGAAGCGTTGGCTAAGACATTCAAGGAATTCTAATTTCGAATTAAACCCCATAACAGGCTGCGCGAGCGGGCGTAGCAACGTGGTCAGCGTTGCATCACTGAGCGCTGCTCCGCGCAGCTTTTCGTGGGGTAAAAGTGCCTCGGCAGTTGCGCTGGAAGGAGCAATTATGCCTACTGCTGCGCAGCAGAGACTGTTTGTTTCCAGCGTTTCGACGCTCACTGGAGTGCGGAGCAAAGCGGGCAGGGTGCTGATGTTGTCCTGTTGGTTCTTCATGCCGCCTTCCTCTGGTATTCGATAGCGAGTTGGTCCATCAGACGCTGGTGGTAGGTGAGTCGGGCTTCTGCGGCAGGCCATGGACGAATGGTTTCAGCCATGGGCTCGATGCCGATTACATTACCGCGCTGATCAATGACCGCCTGTTATTGCTGAAAACCACTGACAAGCCCGGCATGGAGTCGGACGACTTCGAGCTGCGCATTGATGACCGCGACAGCGCCGTGGCGCTGCCCAAGCGCGGCGCCGGCGTTGAGATCTACCTGGGACTATGCCGAAGCGTCCATGGTGCGCCTGGGCCGTTATATGGTGGATGAGGTCGAGATATCTGGCCCGCCTAACACCATCGTCGTGCGCGGCAAGGCCGGCGACATGCGCGGTACCGGAAAGACGGTGCGCAGCGGTAGCTGGGAAGATGTGCCACTGTCCAAGATTGTGGCCGACGTGGCTGCCCGCAACGGCTGGGCGCCGGTGTGCAACGTCTCCACGAACGTGCCCCGGGCAGACCAGCTCAGCGAGTCTGATTTCAACTTCATCACCCGCATTGCCAAGCAGCACGACTGCACGGCCAAGGTGGCCGATGGGAAGTTGATTGTCATGACCCGCGACGGCGGCACCAGTGCGAGCGGCAAGGCCTTGGGCGCCGTCACCATCACGCCCGCCGATGTCAGTCGGTGGCAGTTCCGCTTAGGCGATCGCAACACGCACAAGGCGGTAGCCACCAAGCATCAGGACAAGAAAAGCGGTGAGCTGAAGCTGATCAGCCTGGACAACACGGATGCGCCCGACGGGCTGCCGGCGGTGCACACAGACCGTCATATCTACCCCAACAAAACCGCAGCGGAACAGGCGGCCAAAGCCCGGCTGACTGCCTTCAATCGGTCCTCGGCGGGGGTGCGCCTCGAGATGCCTGGTCGTACCGACCTATTTGCCGAGCGGTCGGTAAACGCCACGGGCTTCAAAACCGGCATTGATGGGGAGTACCTGGTCGACTCGGTGGAACAGGTATTCACTCAGGACGGTTGGTCCACCACTGTTGAGTGCAATGGCGGAAAGAAAGGTAAGGCCAAGGCCAAAAGCAAGAAGACGAAGAAAGCCAAGGAGGTCAAGGTTCTAGAGCTTTGACGTCGAGACGTTCGTCGTAACGTGTTGGCTAATCACTGGCTCCTATATGAGAGTGGTTTTTATTTGCCAGCTTGAATCAAAGAAGTGAGTTGGCAACGGTGTGGCTTAACTATGGTGCTTCCGGTAAGATTCGCGGCTTTGGAATTTTGCCTTCAGGGAAGATTGGTTTGTCTACTAAAAATGAAATACTCCCGCTCACCGGGCTTAGGTTTGTAGCGGCATTGTATGTATTCCTTTTTCATTTCGAGCTTAGTTGGCCGTTTTCTCCGGATGGGGTAGTTGGGCATGTAATAGCTCAAGGCGCTGTGGGCATGTCAGTTTTCTTCGTGCTGTCGGGGTTTCTTCTCGCTTATCAGTACTCCGGGAGATACGAAGATAAAAAAAGCTATTTTGTTCGGCGATTGGCTCGGATCTATCCTATCTATGTGTTGGCGGCGCTGAGTACTTTGCCTTGGATGTTCGGTAGTCAGGTAGGCGCAGTTAAGTTACCTGCATGGGATACAGCTGTTCTTGTTGTAACAAACATCTTCGTGCTTCAAGCTTGGGTGCCAAGCTACTTCAAGTTTTGGAATAACGGTGGAAGTTGGTCTATCTCGGTTGAGATTTTTTGCTATGCGATGCTTCCATTTATTGCACCCTGGATGGCGAGGTTGTCGAATAAGAAGCTAGCAGCGTTCGCTGTGCTGGTGTACCTCTGTTCGGTGGCTCCCGGACAGCTGGGGCGAGTGTGGCCTGACCTTTCGATGGCTTTCTTCTATGCGTTGCCAGCGTTTCGGCTACCTGAGTTTCTTTTAGGTGTCTGCGGGTTTTTGGCTGTTCAGAAAGGGTTCCGGCTACCTTATCCCAATTTAGCGATTGTTAGTGTGTTGCTAGCATTCGTGGTGCTAATAAACTTAAGAAGATTTGGGTTGCCTTACATTGGCTATAATTGGTTTGTGCTGCCAGTGGTTGTTCTACTGGTTGTAGGGCTGTGCCAGTCCGATGGGCGTATATCAAGGTTGCTTTCAAATGAGTGGTTTGTATGGCTTGGGAAAATAAGCTACTGCTTTTATTCTTTTCAGGCGCTCGTGTTGCTGTTGTTGGTGACGTTTCGCAGTGACTTGATTGAGGCTTTTCCTTTGCTTGAAGTTAATTGGCTGCTTTGCGTTTCTGCATTTTTTGTTCTCGTGGTTTTGTCGGCACTTGGTCATCACGTTATTGAAGAGCCTTGCCGAAGAAAGATACAGCAGTGGGCAGACGCCCGAGGTAATAAGGGGGCAGCTAAAAAACGTCTTATGCTGTTTGATATTTGAATAGATTTTTTACTATTGAAAATGCCCGCCATTGAGCGGGCATTTTATTGCCTGGAGAAAAGCAATGGCACGTCTTTCCGAATCGCTAGCTGGCGGCCGTAACGCGCTGGCGTTCCTCGACATGATCGCTTGGGGCGAGGGCACTAGTACCTCTCCAGCCACAGTTTTGGATGGTTACGATGTGATCGTAACCGGCATCGGCCGAAAGCCCGAGGTGTTTAAGGATTTCACTGATCACCCCTTTGCTAAAGGTCGCGCGTCGAAGGTCATAAATAGCAAAGGACTCACATCCAACGCGTCCGGCCGGTATCAGCAGATGCTGAAGGACTGGCCTCACTATAAGGCGCTCCTGAAACTGCCAGATTTCAGTCCTATCAGCCAGGATCTGGTGGCTTTGCAGCACATTCGCGAATGCCGGGCCTTGCCCGATGTTCTCGCAGGCCGGATCGAAACAGCTATTTCTAAGTGCCGGAACATCTGGGCCAGCCTACCGGGGGCCGGGTATGGTCAGCGCGAACACCGTCTGGGGGATCTGCTAGCGCAGTACCGCCTGGCGGGGGGAGTTCTGTCGTGACGCCCGGGTCGATCTGGGCTGCGACTCTGCTGGCCTTGGCCATCACTGCCGCTGGAACCTGGCAGGTTCAGGATTGGCGCTATAGCGGAAAGCTGGCCAGTCAGGCGTTGTTGCACCAGGACGACCTGACAACTATCGGCAATGCCGCTGCTGCCCATGCCCGCGCCGAGCAGGACAAGCGCCTAGCCACAGAGCAAAAGCTCGCCGCCCAGGACCAACAACATACCAAGGAGTTATCCGATGCCCAACATAACCAGGCTCTCCTGCGCGATCGCCTTGCCACTTCTGATCTGCGGCTGTCAGTCCTTCTCAACGCAACGGATTCAGTCGGTGGCTACGAGGTGCCTGCCGCCCCCGGCGCCGTCCGCATGGTTCATGCAGCGCGTCGAGCCCAACTTGACCCTGCGCATGCTCAACGAATTATCGCCATCACCGACGCCGGCGACCAAGGACTGATCGCCTTGCGAGCATGCCAAGCCTATGTCCAAGCCATCGTGCCATGACTGCTCTCTGACTCGTTTCAAACAACACTGCAAAGGAATGCATATGAATAGCCCCATCGTCCCTTGGATGGGCGGCAAACGCCGCCTGGCCGACCGTCTTATTCCGCTTTTCCCACCCCATGAGTGCTACGTCGAAGTCTTCGCCGGCGGCACCGCGCTTTACTTTATGCGTCCCCAGGCCGCGCCGGTTGAAGTCCTCAACGACATCAACGGCGACCTGGTGACGCTGTACCGCGTGGTGCAGAACCACCTGGAAGAATTCGTGCGTCAGTTCAAATGGGCGCTCAGCTCCCGCCAGCTCTTCGAGTGGCAGAAGATGACCCGTCCTGAAACCCTCACTGACATCCAACGCGCCGCCCGTTTTTTCTACCTGCAGCACCATGCATTTGCGGGCAAGGTGACGGGGCAGACGTTTGGCACCGCAACAACCGGACCTGCGATCAACCTGCTGCGGATTGAGGAAAACCTATCTGCAGCGTGGCAGCGCTTGTCCGGCACCTACGTTGAAAACCTAGGCTGGCTTGAGTGTGCCGAGCGCTATGACCGTCCCCATACCTTCCACTACATGGATCCGCCTTACTGGCAGACGGCCGGTTATGGTGTGGATTTTCCCTTTGAGAATTACGAGCGCATGGCCGACTTTATGCGTCGCTGCAAAGGGAGGGTCATGGTCAGCATCAACGATCACCCGGACATTCGGCAGGTGTTTGATGGCTTTCATTTTGAGACAGTCGACATTCGCTATACCACATCCAATCAGCGGCACGGGAGGGGGGAGGTCAGCGGTGAATTGGTGATCATGAGCTGGGAGCCAGCTGCGTTAGGTGGCCTGTTTTGATCGGTGTCAAACCTCCTTGAACGGAACCGGCGGCAGTAAATTAGCTCCTTGGTTCTTTACGTTCCCTACAGCTTTGCCAACGGCGTACCACTCAAAGTCATCCACAGGCTGACAACACTCCTTGGCTATCTCCTCGGCTCGGGCTGGGGGGAGGTTGGGGTCAATCCATTCCCTGGCGAGCTGAGGTGTCAGCACCAAGGGCTTGCGGTCGTGGATGTCCACCATGCCCTGATCACTGGCGGCGGTGATTATCACGAATCCATCGCCGTAGTGCGGATCCAGGCCAGGATGAATTTGAGCAAGCGCGCCAAAAAACATGGGCTTCTGACTCTTCAGGCGAATGAAGTAGGGTTGCTTTCTTTTGGGATCGTCAGGGTCTTTGACCCACTCATACCACCCTTCACTCGGTACCAAGGCTCGCCCATTCGGCCAAAGTTGTTTAAAGAACTTTCCCGTGACCGTCTCTACGCGTGCGTTGATCGGGTCGGGGCGTTTACCCTTCGCCCAGAACGGCGCCCATCCCCATTTCACTGCATCGATATGCAGCCCATCTTCAGATGCGTGTAGCACCTGCACCCGCGTTGACGGTGCGACGTTGTAGCGATCAATACCCTGAGCGTCATAGCCGCTGAACAGCTCTATCTGCGGGCTGAGCTCTTTAATGAAGATCGCCATCCCTTCGTATTGCACGAATCGCCCACACATACGCACCTCTCCGCTTGTCGAAATCCCCTACAGAAAAATTGACCGCAAGCGTCCTACAAAATTAACTGTATATTAATACAGTAAATGTAAAAGGCCGCATCATGAGCTTCACCATTCTAGGTCCCATCGCTGAGGTCGGCGCGAAGTTGCCGTTGTGCTCGTTCCAGGTTCCGGCCGGCTTTCCCTCGCCGGCAGCGGATCACATCGAGCAGCACATCTCATTGGATGAGGTCCTGAATATCCGCGCACCCCATGTGTACCTGGTCGCAATTACCGGTGAGAGCATGCAGGGCGTCGGGATCTTCGAGGGGGATCTGGCCGTGGTGGATCGTGCTATTGAGCCGATCCACGGGCATGTGGTGGTGGCACTACTGAACAATGAGCCCGTCTGCAAGCGTTTGTGTAAGCGTGGCCAGGAGGTGGTCCTGCTTTCCGAAAACCCCAAATACCCGGCTCGGTACGTTCTTGAAGGGGATGAGCTGTCAATCTGGGGTGTGATCACCAGCACAGTGCGCAGCCATGTCTAAGCAGCGACCGACCTTTGCGCTGGTTGACTGCAATAGCTTCTATGCCAGTTGCGAGCGGGTATTCCGGCCGGACTTGGCGAAGGTGCCCATCGTGGTGCTGAGCAATAACGACGGCTGTGTCATAGCACGCAGTTACGACGCGAAGCCTTTCATTAAGATGGGCGAGCCCTATTTCCAGATCAAGCACAAGCTCAAGCAGCACGGCATTGTGCCGTTCTCCTCGAACTATGCGCTGTACGGCGACATGAGCGAGCGCGTAATGAGCCTGATCGAGGCGATGGTGCCGGCAGTCGAGGTGTATAGCATCGACGAGGCGTTCGCCGACCTGACGGGTATCGGTGAGCTGGATGCCTTAGGTCGGCAGATTCGTGCCCAGGTGCTTCGATGCACTGGTATCCCTGTTGGTGTTGGTATCGCTCACACAAAGACTCTGGCGAAGCTGGCAAACCACACCGCGAAGCGCTTGCAGTCCCAAACCGGTGGCGTGGTCAACATCACCGATCCGGTTAAGCGTGACTGGGTGCTGCGGAATACGGACGTGGCGGAGGTGTGGGGCGTTGGCCGCAAGATGAAACTCCACCTTGATGCCATGGGTATCAAGTCGGCTATGGACCTGGCTAAGGCCGATCCGTGGACGCTCCGTAAGAAGTTCAGCATTGTGATCGAGAAGACGGCAAGGGAATTGGGCGGCACGCCTTGCCTAGAGCTGGATGAGCCAGATCCGCCAAAGCAGGAGATCTGCTGCAGTCGCATGTTCGGCATGAGGCTGACGGAGCTATCGCCCATCAAGGAGGCGGTGGCGACCTACATGATGCGTGCCTCTGAGAAGCTCCGCGCTCAGAACTCGCTGTGCAAGAAGGTACGCGTGTGCATCCGCACTGGCATGTTCAATCCTGAGGAGGCGAAGTATGCCAACGGGGTGGTGGTAGATATACTGTAG